GGCTGCCGGCGCGGATCGACGCGGCTGCCGGGCCGCCCTCCGCTCCGCTCCGGACGCCCCGGCAGCGGCGTGCACAGGTGCCCGGACTCTCATAGACTCTGGCATGGAAACCGGGGGAAGGTCACTTGCGCCCGCGGGCCGACGGCAGGCCGAAGAAGCTCACTCCGTTCCAGTGCGCTCCCGTGATCTTCCGGGCGATCGCCGTCAGCGAGCGGTACACCTCGCCCCCATACTCAAACCCGCGGGGCAACACGCGGACCACCACGGCCTGTCCCTTGTACTCGCGGCGGATCACGGCCCCCGGCTTCGGGAATGACGCCGGGCGTCCCGCATCGAACGCCGCCGCGACCGTTGTGCCAGGCCCCCGCGCCGTTGCCCGCGGTGCGCTCAGGCGGATCTCCGCATCATCGGCCAGTTCGAGCGCCCGGCGGCGGGCACGCTCGGTGAGCCCGCCCTCACGGAGCGCCTGCATCCGCCAGACGATCCGCTTGACCAGGTGCTGCTTGTGGTTCGACCGCGTCGGCTCGCCGAAGACCTCGGCATAGCGCTGCTTCAGTTCGGGGACGGTGAGTCGGCCCAGGGCCTTCACCGTCGCGGGAATGTCATCGGGCGTGGGGATCATCGGGACTCTCCGGTTCGCAAGGCGTCAACCGCCTCGGGGCGGACGATCAAGGCGGACCGGTCCCGATGGTTCAAGTCCAGATTCCTCTCTTTCTGAAGGGCCCAAGATGCGGCCCGGCTCGCCCATGCGGCGGGCATCCTCGCGCCGCCGGCGCACGCCCTCGGCCAGGATTTCCGCGATGATCCGCAGCCGCCGGGCCGGAGTGAGGGGATGGTGTGGCGCGAGATCATCGCGCTCGACCGCCTCGGCGTGGTCGATGGTCATGAGTGCGTCCGTGCGCGAGCCCGGAGGGGCCGGCGGTGGTCGGTTGTGCCCGCCCGCCGACGCGGCGGGCTGTCAACCACCATCTACGCAAACGGTTCGGAATGTGGCGAAAGGGGGGCGACCGTAACCTCAGACGATCTGGCCCCGACCCAGTGAGTTCCAGTCTTTGAAGATGTGAACGGGATCGCAGAGCGAAGTCATTGCGGCGCTGTGGCCCGCGCCGATGAGCAGGCCGTGGACCCGCAGATGGAGCGATTTCCGCGCCGAGGCGACGGCAGCGCTGGTCGCGCTGGGGACCGGGAACTCCCCGTCACTGACGATGATTGCGTCCGCCCTTGACCATCTGGCGGTCTCAACGCGCTTGAGCGCGCGGGCGATGGGTTCGGCCACATCGGTCCCGCCGTGGAACGAGCAGCCGAGGAACTCCAAGAGTGCTTGCACGCCGCCACGCTTGACCGACAAGTCAAACTCGGCCACCTGGGTAGGTCCGCTGAAGGCGTACAAGAAGCACTCTCGCTTCTCGGCATTGGCAATGCGGACGGCTTCGAGGGTTACCGCCTTGGCGATGGTTTCGGGAGCGCCCTGCATGGAGCCGGAAGTGTCGAGGCAGACGATGATCGGGCCGCGGTCCTGTTTCTTCTTCTTGCGGTCGGCGTCGCGGGCCTCAGTCCCCGCATCGTCGGCGATCAACTGCTCCTTCTCGACACCGCGCACGTAGTACGTCGCCAGCGCCCGCTCGGCGCGCTTGGCGTGCCAGAGCAGACGTAGGGCCGGGCGGATGAACAAGACGGCTTCGGACGGGAGCATCCGCGCGATGTCGCCCGACCGTTCGACGCCGCGCGTGTCGTGCGGGACGATGGGCGTGTCGATGTCCCGGAGTTCGGCGGGGGCGCGGCGGACAGGGCCGAAGAGGCGTTCGAGGATCGGTGTTTCGTCGGGCTTCTCGGTGCTCTGCATCCGACCCAACTGACGCACAACGTCCTGAATCTGCGGGAGTCTCTTGAGCAGGTCCGCCAGCCGCTTGGCATCCTGCCAGCCGGTATGGCGGAGCACGGTGCGCGACAGGTCCCACCCCAGGCCGCACATGCCGCCGAGTTCGCCGAAGACTTCTTCGATGGCGGCCCAGGCGCGGAGGCGTTCGCCCCACGCAGCGGCCATCGCGGCGGCGGCTTCTTCGCCCGCTTTCGCAGTGGCCTGTTGTTCCGCCTGCGCCCGCATCTTGTTCTTGTCGGCTTGCGACAGGGGCGGCCCAGCCTTCTTCTTGGCCTCGGTGCCGCCGACCTGCTGCGGTTGGCGGCGCTTCTCTTCGATCGCCATCAACTCCCGAAAGAGTTGGTCAGCATTCCGCGCTGTGCGGGTGTCCGCCGCCGTCGCCTCGTCGATGATGCTGAGCATCACGGCGTCGGTGAGGTCCGGCGTCTCGCGGCAATAGCGCGGCAGGCCCGATTCGTTGAGCCACGCGACGATCTTCTCCTTGATCGGGGACGCGGGCCACGGGAGTGTGTGGGCCTGCGGGACGCGGCCTTCGAGCAGGGCCGCGCGAAGGTCGGTTACACCCGAAATGCGGGCTTCGAGGTCGCGCCCAGGCCCGGTAACGACGGCGGCGTAAAGCGCGTCGGGCAAGCGCTCCAGTGTGGCGTCACGGAGCGAGACGGTTGCGACGGAGCTGGTTGAAGGGTCGGCTGGCACGGCGGCTTATCCCGGTTCGTTGCCATCGCTGGTGCCGGTCGTCTCTTGGGCGGCATTCAAGTCCAAGTCCTTCTCAACCGGCAACTGCTGGAAGCCCTGCTTGGCCTTTTCGAGCCGAGCGAGAACATCGGTCGCCCGCTTGATGTGCTCCTGCAAGTTGCGGACAGCGGGCACGGCGAATGCAGGGTCGAGCCAGACGTGGCCGCGGATGTCCTGGTCCAACTGCTTGATGTGCTGGTTGGACCAGAACACAAACTGGTTGACTTCCTTGATCGCGGCGTCAACGCCGCCGACCCGGCCTGCGATGTGGGGCTTCGCATAGCTCATTGTGACCATGATTGGATCGTGCTGTACGGTCTCTTCCTCGTTGTAGTTGTAATGTGACTGCTTCTTGCGGGTCGAAGTCCTCGATACAACCTCAGTCCCACTTGGACTCTTGTAGAGCGGACGCCCTTGATCGTCTGCCTTCTGGACAACCTTCCCCTTGTCATCCTTCAGTTTCGCTTCCCAAGCAGCGGCGATTTTGTTGAACCGCTCCGGCTCACGTGGCGAGGCCGCGCCGGCCCTCTCCTCGTACCATTTGGCGAGGGTCGCCTGCTCTTCCGGCTTGTGCCAAAGGCAATGTTGGAGAAGCCAGCAATCCCACGCCGAGACCGCCGAACGCCCGTCGGTGTGCGCGGCGACTTGCAGCAGGAAGAGCGCCTTCCGCCAGCGCCGATCGGAGACGGGAATCTTCTGGTCCTGGCAGAACTTCCGCATCGCTTTCAGGAGTGACGCGACCTCAGCCGGGACCGTGACCTTGAGCGCGGCCGCGTGGATGTGCTCGACGTCCTGCGGGGTGAGACGGTCGGCTTCGGGGATGCTGGGCTTGGCTTGCCCGCGCAGGTCCAGCAACTTGCCGAAGCCCTCATCGGTGACGGGGCCGACGTGGAACCGCACGAGGAAACGGTCGTAGAGGGCAAGCAACTCCTCCTCTTGCGGCAGTTCGTTGCTGGCCCCGACGACGGAGACCAAGGGCGTCTTGACGCGCTGCGTGCCGTTGTCGAACTCGCGCTCGTTCAGGAGCGTCAGAAGCGCGTTGAGGATCGCGCTGTTGGCCTTGAATATCTCGTCGAGGAACGCAACGGAGGCCGTGGGCAGGTAGCCGTCGGTCTGACGTTGGTACTTGTCGTCCTCCAGCGCCTTGATCGAGAGCGGGCCGAAGAGTTCTTCGGGGACGGAGAAGCGCGTCAGCAATCGCTCGAAGTAGGTTGGGCCCGTGAACGCGAGCCGCAGGCGTCTCGCCAGTTCGCTCTTGGCCGTTCCCGGTGGGCCGATCAAGAGCAAGTGCTCGCCGGAGAGTGCGGCGAGAAAGGCGAGGCGGATCGGGATGTCGCGCTCGATCAACCCTTCCGCGAGGGCGTCGCGGATTCGTTGCAAACGGGGTTTGAGCGCGGTCGCTCCGAGATGACCATCGACCGAAACTCTGGGTATTGAACCGGTGGTTGCCGTCGCCACGAGAGCCTCCTCACTACAAGCAACAAGTGTAGTGATCAGACGCCTTGGTACGTCTCTCGGTTCCGAGACCGTTCCGATCCCCGCCCCACCCCCGATCGGAACCCCGCGTCAAATCGGCGGGGGCGCTAACCGAGAGAGTCAGAGAGTTTGAGAGGTTCGGCCGAGAGGGCGACGGGAACCGTGGGGGTTCTCGTCGGCCACCCGACGGGCCGGGCCAAGCCGAGAGCGCGGCTGCCAGCCCCGGCCCGCGTTTCGCCCCGGAATCTCCGACGTGTCCGCCACTCCGCCCGGCCGCCGAAAACCGTCCGGGCCGTAAAGCAAAACCGGCCCGCTTTCGCGGGCCGGTCAGAAGCTCCCCGAGAGCAACCCTCTTCGGAGGCTTGGGGACGCTCCAAATGACATTCGCCCTCCGATTCTCTGGTTAACGAGGTGAGGGTTCGGTTTAGGGACGGGGGTCACGCCCCGGCGTCTGCGATGCCAAACCGCTGCTTGAGCCGCTCAACCGTGAATCCCCAGTTCTTCGCGCGGGGCTTCGCTGCGGAGTTCTGGTTGCCGAAGAAGCCCTTCTCTTTAACGGCATCCTTGAGCGGCACGGTCTTGATCCATTCCACGCGGACCATGTGCTCGGCCTTCTCGGGGTCTTGCGCCACGGTCGTGTGTTTGGCGGCGCGAAGCGGAAGGGTCGTGATCGGCACCTTCTTCCCGGTGCCATTGTCCACCATGAACTCGTCGATGGGGACCACGGCCTCCTTCACGATGCCGACGCCGACATAACCGATCCCGCCCGGGATGTTGACCCAGACCCGGGCACCGGGCTCGAGCAGGGCGAGCGTGCGCGAGTACCACGCGCCGCCGCCGGCTGAAACGAACCCGTACTTGCGGGCCTCCTCCCAGTCGCGGTCCTCATCGGCACCATACGAGGCGTAAAACTCGCCGTTCCACGGGAGCTTTTCACGCTTCGCCTCCACCTTCTCCTCGACCTGCCCCGGGTCGGCTAGCCAGGCACGGCTCAGATACTCATTCTGCCCGTCCCGGAAGACGCGGAAGAACACGGCGTTAATCGAGACGCCGTACTCCTCCGCCAGATACGTGATGATCCGCTCTGAGCTGTCGTCCAACTCGCTCGCTACCAGAACGAGCTTGTGGGCCTCATTGATCGACTCCGGCATCTCCTCGACTTTGAAGCGCTCGCAGAACGCTTCATCTAGCGAAGTGGCCTTGTGCTCGGGATGGTACTTGGCGACGAAGGCTTCGAAGATGATGGCGATCTCGTCGTCCTCGAGGCCTCGCACCCATGACCCATAGTCGAGGAGCTGGGCGACCACCTCGCGGGGTGTCCGATTCCTCTTCAGCTCGATAACGATGAGCCGCCCGTCGGAGTCGATGGCGAGTAGATCGATGAACTTGCCGAACGCGGTCGGAACCTGCCGACCAATAAGGAGCCAGCCGGGATCGACGACGCTGATGTCGCCGGCCAAGACAGTCTCCAGGCGACTCTCGCTGTCCATGCCCGTGTAAGCGACCGGCTGAAGCGTGCCTCCGAGCTTCCACATTCCCACTTCGATCGGCATTCAGGATCTCCCTTCGATAGGCGCGGACTCATCGGGCGCTTTGTCGCCGGGCGCTGCCACTTCCGCGGCCTTCGCGCGCAGCCGCCGGTACGCCTCTGTGCTCAGCCATGTAGTGACGAGTTTTTGGAATCCGCGATCGTTCATGAACTTTGCGAAGATCTCTTCGTTCTGGTCCATGCGCTCGACAAACAGCGTCTCCAACAGGTTCTTGAACACGAGTTCGAACTTCTCGCCCGGGTTGACTGCAGCCGCCCGCTGAAGAGCCTCATCGGAAAGAGCCGCCTCGACGATCTGGTCGAAGAAGAGCTGGTCGGCTTGGTTGAAGTCTGTGCCGAACCGATCGTTGACCACGTCAATCAAGCGGGAGAGAGGCACTTGATCTTCGCGCACGATGCCGCTCCCGACTTCGGCGGGACCATCCAGGGGCCTTGCCTCGCTGTCTGTAAGGCTGATCGATCCTTCGCTGATCTTCTGGAGACGATAATAGTCGAGCCGTACATCATCGTCGAAGTCATAGCTAGGACCCGATTGGCGGTGCGGGAGCTTCGCCGATAGGTGCCGTAGGAAGACGTAGAGCTTTTCTAGGTCGGAATCTTGGTAGGGGATGACCTGACTCAGGAACGCATACAGGTTGCGGAACGCGCTGAGTTTCCCTCGCCAGAGCTCCGCCTCATCCGCGTCTTCCGTTTGACGCGCCTTGAACCGTGAGACGGCTGGGTCCAACGCTGCGTTCATCGCCTGGTGATCGGCATGGCTCTGCTTCTGGCGGGGCTTGAAGTACACCGCACAGAAGCGTTCCACCTCCTCCTGGAGGTACACACCCGACGAGTCCAACTCCGCCTTGATCTCGTAGAGGCGCGCCGGGTCCACTTCGTCACCCATCTGCGCGCCCTCGAAGTACGTGCGGAACGCTTCACGAACTTCCTCGCGGTTCTCGGGGACGAAGTCAAGGACGAACGTGTCCTCCTTCAATGGATGCGTTCGGTTCAGGCGCGACAGGGTCTGGACCGCCTGGATGCCCGCCAATCGCTTGTCAATGAACATCGTGTGCAAGAGCGGCTGATCGAAGCCCGTCTGGTACTTCTCGGCGACGAGCAGCACCTGATACTCGCCTGAACCAAAGCGCTCGGGGAGCTCCTTCTCCCGAATGCCGCCGTTCATGCCCTCTTCGGTGTACGTGACATCCTTGAGCTTGTCGTCCTCCACCGTGCCGGAGAACGCAACCAGTGTCTTGATGGCGTAGCCCCGCTCTCGGATGTACTTGTCGAACGCCAGCTTGTATCGCACCGCCTCGAGCCGGGAGCCAGTAACCACCATCGCTTTCGCCCGTCCGCCGATCTTGTGCCGCGTCACCGCATGAAAGTGCTCGACCATGATCGTGGTCTTCTGGGCGATATTGTGCGGGTGCAGCCGAAGGTATTTAGCAAGGGCACGGGCGGCCTTCTTCCGCTCTACATTCGGGTCCTCTTCGCACGCCTTGAGCAAGCGGAAGTAGGTGGCATAGGTGACGTAGTTCCTCAGCACGTCGAGGATGAACCCCTCCTCGATCGCCTGTCGCATCGTGTAGCGGTGGAACGGCTCCCCCTTGCGCCCGAACACCTTGAGCGTCTTGTGCTTCGGGGTGGCGGTGAACGCGAAGAAGCTCAGATTCGCCTGATGGCTGCGCTTCGCCATGCTGCGATAGAGCTCATCCATGTCCTCCACGCCGTCGGCGGCAGCATGCTCCTTGGCTTTCCTGACGAGTTCCTCGCCGCCAAGCACAGCCTTCAGCTCAGTCGCCGTCTCCCCTGATTGCGAGCTGTGGGCCTCGTCGATGATGACAGCGCAGCGTCTGGTGGGCAGCACGCCGGACCCAGCCTCACCGCGATCCTCAGCCAGTTTGAGCAGTTGCCTGGACACGAAGGGGAACTTCTGAAGCGTCGTGATAATCAGCGGCACGCAGTTCTCAAGCGCCTCGGCGAGTTGCCGGGAGTCGTCATCCACCTTCTGGACGACGCCCATCTTGTGCTCGAACTGGTACACCGTGTCCTGGAGCTGCTGATCGAGCACGACGCGATCCGTGACGACGATCACGGAATCGAACACCCGCTTGTTGTCCTCCGTGTGCAGCGACGACAGCCGGTGCGCCAGCCAGCCAATCGTGTTGCTCTTCCCGCTGCCGGCGGAGTGCTCGACAAGGTAGTTCGTCCCGACGCCATCGCGCCGCGACGCCTGCACCAAGGATCGCACCGCCTGAAGTTGGTGGTAGCGCGGGAAGATCATGGCCTCACGGCGCACCTTCGTGCCGTCCTCGGTCCGCTTCTCCTCCGACTGCATGTGCAGGAACCGCGCCAACAGGTCGAGGAGGCTGTCCCGCTCCAGGACTTCCTCCCAGAGGTACGCCGTGCGATAGGTGCGCCCTGCCGGGTCAATGGGGTTACCTGCGACGCCCTCCACCCCCTTGTTGAACGGCAGGAAATACGTGGCAGTCCCCGCCAGGCGTGTTGTCATAAACACGACCTCGGTATCCGCTGCGAAATGAACGAGCGTCCGCCGCTTGAACTCGAAGATCGGGTCGCGCGGGTCGCGGTCCTGCTGATACTGCCTGCGAGCGTGGTCGGCAGTCTGGCCCGTCAACGGGTTCTTCAGCTCCACCGTTACGATCGGGATTCCGTTCAGGCTGATCGTTACGTCAATGGACTTTGTCGAGTTGGGCCGGTACTGGAGCTGCCGCGTGATTCCGAGTCGGTTCCGAGCATACCTCTCCTCCAACTCCGGGTTCATCTCGTGGGCTGCCTTGAAGTAGGCCACACGCAGTGTGCGCCCGTAGCACTTGAACCCGTGCCGTAGGGTGGCCAGGCACCCGTGCGCATCCATCCACTTGCAGAGGTCGCTGATGATCTGCTCGCCGGTCTTCTCCGCATGGAGAGCTTCGAGCTTGGCCCATTCCTGCGGCTGCGTCTCGCGGATGAATGTGAGCACCTCGGCCGGGAACACCGCTCGCTCGCGGTCGAAGCCCTCACGGCTGAGAGATGCGTAGCCGTGCGCAAGCAGATACTGTTCGATGACAGTCTCAAAGGCGACTTCTTTGATGTTGGCTTGGGTCATGTCACTGCCTTCTCCAGCTTTCGCCTGAGCCACCACGCCGCAACGGCAGAATAAGGCTCCATATCACCGTTCCCGGCCGCGCCCGAGTGCCGCCGCACTTCAGTTTCCAATCGCTCTATCGATACCGGCCGTGACTGCTTCCACCACTCCAGAACGCCCGTGAGCACGCCCGCTCGGTTGTTCTTCAATCTCGCGACGTTGAGATTCAGCACATCATTCAGCTGGCCATTGAACACTGTGTCGCTCGACCGTACCGTTCCATCCAGTTCATAAATGATGCGATCTTCGATCCGATGCAACGGTTCTGCCGGATTCCACTTGAGATCGTCATCTCCCTTGTGCGTGTCGCAGTGTTGGAGCGTGCGAGGCTGACCCTCGCTGCCCATGCAGGCACCGAGAATGTTTCGGTAGACCAACTGAACTTCTGGATGTCCTGATTGGCAGCGCCAATGCTCGATCTTCATCGACTTGGAATCAGTGCGAATCCGGCCCGTGCAGTAGCAACAGAGCCCGCGCTGCTCGGTCGCCAGGCTGGCTCGCAGGTCGTCCTTTGCAGCGTAGTTGTCGTAGTCACAGTGCGCTGCGGTGCGATGCTCTACCAAGCTCGCGGGCTCCTGCCCTTTGGTGATTTGCCTCATTCGTTCCCCTCCATGAATGCGAGGAGGGTGCGGGCGCGAATCACTTCGGCATCATCCTCGCCGATCTGCGCGGCAAGTTGATCAAGGAGGGTCTTTGCCTGCTTGTACTTCTCCGTCGAGGTTGCCCGGGAGAGCTGGGTCAACAACTCCGCTACAACCGCGGTGCGCCGCGGCACCTCCATGATCTCCTCGAGTACGCGGCTGGAGTCCACGCCGAAGGACTGCGACGGGGAATGCACAGCACCATTGGCGATGATCTGAATCCGATCGTGCTCGACCTCGCCGATGACCTGCGGCGAATGCGTCGTGGCAATGAACTGACACTTGGGGAACGCCGCGGCGAGATGCCCGATGATCTGCCGCTGCCACTTTGGATGGAGGTGCAAATCGATCTCGTCGATGAGCACGACCGCCTCCGCCTTGGCCGTTGGGTCGGTCATCTCAGGATTGGCCTGCGCCAGGCGTCGCGTCAGGTCGAGCACGAGTGCCAGAGTGCCGCGCTCGCCGTCGGACAACCGCTTCACCGGAAGCGTCGACTTACCTCGGTCGATCAGTAGGATCGGCGTCTTCTCATCGCTGGCTCGCAGGTTTGAGTATCCCGGCAGGAACCGCCGCACTGTCTTCTCAAAGGTCCTGAGCACCCGATCCGCCGCTGGGTCCTCCGCCTTCAGCACCTCACGACCCCGCATCCACCAAGCGAACTCTCCGAGTTCGAGCGGTCGATCGGAGAAGGCACCCGCGTAGGCTGCCGGAACGCCGCCGCTCGCCGTTCCCGTGGACGGCGCACGCTCAGATGCCACGGCCCGCCGGGTCGTGAACAGCATGGCGAAGGGCCGCCCCGCGGGTTCCTTCCCGGTCGCGGTGCCAGGAGCATTGCCTACGAACCCTTCCCGCATCGGGGTGTCATGGACTTGCTCGCGAGGCATGCCGGCCTTCTTGACGCGAACGGCGGTTGACTCGCGGGGTTTGTGTACGAGGAAGGTGTACTCGTCTTTGCCGATCACAAGGCCGCATTTGACAGTCAGCGAGTCCGCACCGACGCGCATGTCCGCCGTTGAAAACGTGTTCGTCTTGGTGAGCCGCTTCACCGCCTGCTTGACTGTTGCCGATAGACACACAGCCAATGCATCGAGAATGGTCGTCTTGCCAACGCCGTTCACCCCGACAATGAGGTTGAATCCTGGCTGGAAACGGAACTCGGCGGTCTCAATAGCTCGGAGATTGGTCACCGAAAGGTGCGTCACTCTCATGCGGACCCCTCCACGCCAACTTGGCCCGTCACGGCGGCGGCGATCAGCGCTGCACGGCGCTCACGGAGCAGGTCAAGTGATTGCGCGAGCCTGGCGGCCAGTCGATCGGCGGTGGCGGTTTGATTTATGACCGTTTGAACAATGACTCGCTGCTCGTCTGTAGGTGGCAACAGCACCGGCACCGCGCCGAGAATCTCAGTGTCAAGCTTCTTTGTACCGTGAGACGACTGGTCGGTCTGTGACACGATGTATTTCTCAAGACCGCGAAAGTACGCCCAAAGGAATTCCGGCTCGATCAACGGGCGACACCGAAGCGCCTTCATGTCCTGGTTGATTGTGACCACGCTGGTCGTGATGGCAGTCGGGAAACTGTGCGCAAGGATCATTCCACGAATCACCACCAACACGCTCGCAGGCGGTATGTGCGCAAGGGTGGTTTCCTTCAGAGCCAAATCGGTAACATGATCCTCCGCATCAGCGATTCGGTCTCGCTTCATGTCCTTGGGTGACACCCACGGCATATCGCCGCCCCAGTACTCTGCGTTTGCCTTGTCGGGCGTCGATCCGCTGGTCACATCAACGAGATATCGCAATGGTGCGATCTTCCAGTGCGCGGGCACCTCACCCAGCCATTCGACCCCGGAGTCTTTCATGTGGGCATCGGGATTGAGGCCGCGCGTAACGGCGTGCGTGATCAGGGCGCGGCGCTTCTCGGCGAGGATGCCCAGAAGCCGCTCCTTTGCGGCGATCATCTCGTCAATCTTGGCGGTCTCGCGGTTGAGGTAGGCGGCGATGGCTTGCTGGCGCGTGAATGGAGGGAGCGGGATCGGGATTGAGGCCAGATCGCTCGCATTGATGGCCGGGTAACTGACTCCAACTGAACGACAGATGACTTCGGAGAGAAACTGTGGCTCTCTAAGCGCGTATCGACAGAAGCCTTGGTCCAGCACCCCGGGCATCGGGCGGACCACCGCGAAGCCCGTGGAGACGATCAGGTTCTCTGGCGGTTCGATGATCGGAGCGATTGCCTGCAGGTACGTTCTGACCGTCGAGATGATCACGTCTCCATGTCGGACCTGCCGCCGCGCTCGCGATGGCGCAGCCTCGAAGCGGTACGCGGCGATGTCGTGGATGCGACCATCCGAGTCCACGTTGCCGATGTCGATGTACTGGAGTTCGTAGTCGGGAGGCGTGTCCTCCCCGAGAGCCGCGTCGTTTATGGTTGCGGCGTACTTCAGTCGGCGGGTTGTTATGGTGGCCACGCTCATGTGGTCACCTCCCCGAGCAGCCGCAGGATCTCCTCTTCGGCCTTCTTCAGGTCCGCATCGATCTCGGCGAGTGGCCGTGGCGGCTGGAATGTGTAGAAGTGGCGATTGAAGTTGATCTCGTACCCGACGATGTCCTTCTCGCGGTCCATCCAGGCATCGGGCACGTACGGTTTGACTTCACGCTCGAAGTACGTCTCGATGCTCTCGGTAAGGGGAACGTTCTCGAAGTCCCGCAGATTGGCATCTGGCTCGCATTTGGAATACTTCGTCGGCTTGGCCGCCATCACCGGTGTAGCCGACGGCTCGCGGACAGTAAACACCTCGCGGAAGAGCTTGTGCTCGGCTTGCTTCCAGCGGGACTCTCGCTCCTCGATGATGGTCCCAATGCGTTCCTCGACGGCGTTCCAGTCGTCGATCGGCTCGCGGCCAAGGGCGGCATCGATCGCCTGCACATCGTCGAGCAGGTGGGGCACGGCGTCCAGATACCTGGACTTGGCGTCGGTGGACATCTGGTAGCGGAGACGCAGCGGCCGTTCCACGGTGACGCGGGTGTAGCCAAACTCGTCGTTTTGGAAGGTCCTGGAGCGGGCGGATGTATCGAACTTGCCGTACGCCTTCACGATCTCGTCAATTTGATCCGGCTCCGCACCCTCCTCGGCGTTCGGCCCTTCACCGATCTTGCGGCGCTTATCGCCCAGGCTGCGGCGCATGGGGATGTAGATATCGCGGGCATCGAAGAGATGTACCTTCCCTTTGCGGCGCTTCTCCTTGCGGTTGGTCACGATCCAGATGTAGGTGCCGATGCCGGTGTTGTAGAACATCTGTTCTGGCAGCGCGACCACGGCCTCAAGCCAGTCGTTCTCGATGATCCACTTGCGGATGTTGCTCTCGCCAGAACCCGCGCCACCAGTGAAGAGAGGTGAGCCGCTGAAGACGATGGCCAGTCGCGAGCCGTGCTTCTGCTGGGCGGGCTGGTTCGGCTCGAACTTGCTGATCATGTGCTGAAGGAAGAGCAGCGAGCCATCGTTGACGCGAGGCAGGCCAGCGCCGAAGCGACCGTCGAAACCCCTGGACTCGTGCTCGCGGACGATGTCCTTCTGCTGCTTCTTCCAGTCCACGCCGAAGGGCGGGTTGGCGAGCAGGTAGTCGAATCGTTTGCCCTGGAACTGGTCGTCTGTGAACGTATCGCCGAACTTGATGTTCTCGCCCGCGCCGTTGTGGGCAACCTCCTTGATGAGCATGTCGGAGGCGGCGGTGGCGAAGGCCCGCTTGTTGTAGTCCTGCCCGTAGGTGTAGAGCTTGGCGTCGAGGTTGTGCTGGGTTAGATAGTTCTGGGCCTCGGCGAGCATGCCGCCCGTGCCACAGGCGGGGTCGAGCATGGTGCGCACGGCGTCGCCGGAGAGCAGCTTGTCATCGCTGATGAACAAGATGCTGATCATCAAACGAATGACCTCGCGCGGCGTGAAGTGGTCGCCGGCGGTCTCGTTTGCCAGTTCGTTGAACCGGCGGATGAGGTTCTCGAAGGCCAAGCCCATCTGGCTGTTGGGTACAACCGACGGGTGGAGCGGGATCTCCGCGAACTTGGAAACGACGAGGTAGAGGATGTTCGCCTCGCGCATCCGCTCGATCTCGTTGCCGAATTCGAAATAGTCGAAGATGCGACGGACGTTGGCGGAGAATCCGTTGATGTAGCTGACGAGGTGCTTGTCGATGTGATCAGGATCGCCCTTGAGCTTTGCGAAGTCGAGCGGCGAGTGGTTGTGGAACTTCTGACCAGCGACCTTATCGAGAATGCGGTCGAGGGCATCGCCGGTGATCTTCGATCCGGACTTGGACTTGTGCTTGTCGTGAGCCGCGAGGACCTTCTCCTTTGTTCCGGCAAGGACGCAGTCAAACCGGCGCAGCACGGTCATGGGGAGCATGACGCGCTCGTACTGCGGCGGGCGGTATGGCCCGCGGAGCAGGTCGGCAATCTGCCAGATCACATTGGCGAGGTCTTGATGGTTGGGCATGTCTCGGTTTCGTTCAGAGTCGCTCAGCGACCTCGGCGTTTCGGAGTGCGACGTTGGAGCCAGTTATCGATGGCGTCCTTGTGGAAACGCCAATGCTTGCCAACCTTGAGCCCCGGCACCTTGCCCTCTTGGACGAGTTTGTAGAGCGAGGACTTGGAGAGCTGGATGTACGCCGCGAGGTCATCGATGGTCATGACCGCGGGCGGGGATGCAGGCGGCTTGCTGGGGGACCGTGCTCGGGGCATGTCGCGGATGGTATCAGTTCCTGACAGTTCGTGCTCAGGAGTGGAATCGGCAGATCCAGCGCCCGGGGGCGAGTCCTGGTCGAATCGGGGGCATGCTCAAATGGAGAAGGTTCCCGTCCCCCCGCCGCTGGAACTCGACCCGCTCATGCTGCCCGAGCCGCTCCCGGACGCGGACGACGATCCGGACATCGAGCCGGAGGTCGAGAACGAGGACGACCCGCTGGACTTGCTTCCGGACGATGAGCCACTGCTGGATGAGCCGCTGCTCGATCCGGACATGGACCCCGATCCCGAGCCAGAGCCGGACCCACTCCCTGAACCAGACCCCGACGCGGAGGAAGCGCGGCCTGAGCCGGAACTCTGGGCGGTCGCGGGCATGTCGTTGTGGACCCAGACGCCCTCGGCCAGAAGCGTGTTGGTGCCGGCGATGTGGATGGCCACCGTGCGCGTTGGCGCATCGACCCGCAGGACCGATACGACCTCTTCCTCTTCCATCCGCTCATCAATCAGGAAGTCACCGGGCTGGACGAACTCGGCGGATGCGAAACCCCACTCGTCGCCGCGGCGGATCATGAACGGGTGCTCGGGAGTCGCCTTCAGGCGGCGGTTGATGACCATGAAGCCGTGGTGCTCGCCGAGGTGGATGCTCGCCACCCGCGCTGCGACGGGCGTCGCGCCGTGCAGTCCGTGGTGCGAGAGCCAGTTATACTGAGCGCGGTACGGCACATCGACCTCGAGGCCGGGGACCAGGATGGATGCCACGCGGTCGCCGGGCTTGAGGTTCTCGATGGGCGTGAGGCGGCCGTCCTCGAGGCGCACGAGGGTGCCGAAGAGGAGGCAGTTGCTGCCGGGGCCAGAACCCGGCCCGCTCCCGCCCGGACCCGAGCCGCCGGGACCGGACCCACCGGGTCCGGAGCCGCCCCCGCTCGATCCACCACCGCCGGATGAGCCGCCACCTGACGACCCGCCGCCGGATGAGCCTCCGGAGGATGCGCCGGACGAGGCTCCCGAACTCATGCCGCTGCTCGCGCCGGACGATGCGCCGCTCGACATCCCGCTGCTGCCCGATCCGCTCGATGACCCCGATCCGCTCGAAGAGCCAGACCCGGAACCACTGCTGGACGACCCACTCGAAGATGATCCCGAAGAGGATGACCCGCTGGACGACATCGAGCCGGAGGAAGAACTGCCTGCGGACGAGGACGGCGAACCGCTGCTCGAACCCGACGATCCTGAAGGCATGGAATCGCTCGACCCGCTGCTCGACGGCGTGTGCGTCGTCCCCGACGTGTTGCTCGTGAAGGCGCCGGTGGTGTAGAACGTGAGCGTGGGCGTTCCGCTCGGGCCGGTCGTGTAGATGACATCGCCGGTCGTCGAGTAGCTCGACGGCATGCTCGGGGTGCTGGTCGGCGTCGAGTAGGTGCTCTCGGGCGTCGAACCCGAGGGCGTGGAGTAGTTGCTCGACCCGCCACCCGTGGGCGGACGGCCCGTCGCCCACACGGGGATGTATAAGTAGTATCGGGTCGGGCCGTCGCTCATCGGGCGGCCTCCTGCGGGGTCGGCTTCGGGTTCGGTTCGTACCAGCCCTGCGTGCTCACCGGCTTGCCGCACTCGGCGGATGCGGCCTTCACCGCCGCGCCGAAGTCCGTGCGGTCGAACGCCTGCAGCTCACTCCCAGGCGAGCAGTTGATGACCCGGAAGCGGTGCTTGTCGAAATGCGGGCGCAGGGCCTCGAATCGCCGGGCCAGCGAGTCGTACAGGACGTTGTTGTGCCGGATGGCATTGGGTGCCCGGTGCTCGTCGAAGGCGTACCTGCGGTCGGCGGCCATCTTGAAGTCGCAGCCGAGCAGGTACACCGTGCCGAATCCCAGGTGATGCAGTAAGCGCAGCGCCACCAGCATGACGCTCCGCTTGCCGGTGATCCCGAGCGAGTCTGCGTGCTTGGCGTCGTTCCCCCACGGGACCGAATCGCCCGTCAGGAACCGCTCATGGTCGAAGTGATCGGCGCGGCGGAAGAACAGCACGCTCGGCATCTGCCGGACTCGGAAGGCGCTGTTGCGCATGGTGCCGTCGGGGTTCTGGATGCGGAGCCGCTTGTCCCAGGCGCACGTCGGCACGAACTTCAGGATGCCGGGGTCTTTCCAGCCGGTGTCGATGAAGCGACCCGGGTCGTCCACGCACGTCCAGAGCGTGGGGCGATGCACCGACCAGGAGTTGTTCACCCCCATCGTGACGATGCCGCGCTTGTTGAGCTGCGAGAGGTCCACCTGTGTGAGCGACGGTCCCGAGAGGATCAGGAATGCCGAACGCCCGCGGTAGAAGCCCGCGAGCGAGACCGAGTCGAAGTCGGCGGTGTAGAGGCGCAGGCCGTCCCGCGCGGGCTTTCGCGCCTTGAGCCCCGCCTGGAGCGCCGCGATGTCCGACTGGTTCTCACGCACAGCCACACCCCCCACGGCCCTCCTTGGCCGCAAACCGCCCGACGATGTACCGGCCCTCGGCCCTCGGTGCCGTCACCGTGCCGACCTGGCCAATCCGATCCAGCCACCACGCGGGCGGCCGCACCGTGGGATGCAGACCCTCGCCGGCGACGGTCGTCCGACTCGGTCGCGTGCAGATCGAGAACACGAAGTGCGCCTTGGGGCGGCCGACACGCCGCATCTCGGCGAGCACCGCGTCCACATCCTCCGGGAGCAGGTGCTCCAGGGCATCGAAGCTCGTCACCACGTCGGCTACGCCGTCGAGCAGGCCGGTCTTGTGCATCGCCCGCGTGATGTCCGCTTCGGGGAAGGCGAAGTCGAGGCCGAGCCCGTCGATACCTGTCCGTCTCAGCGCGCCGAGGAAGTCATTCCGCCCGCACCCGAAGTCCACCACGAAGCGAGGCTTGAGGCGCTGCACGAGCGGGATTGCGGCCGCTCCGTGGTTGGTTGCGCCGTATCCAGTTCCGGGCGCGGCGAAGCGCGACGCCAGCGCAACGTACTTGGTCCGCTCGTGCTCGCGGCGGGCGTCGAGGGTCGGCTTGGGTTGGGTGGGAGTCGTGGTCATGCGCCTCCCTCGATGTAGATGTTGAACTTGCGATCTTCGTCGGCCGGGTCGGCGATCTCGATCAGGCTCATCGCCTCGAACACCCACACCGGCCTGCCCTTGCTGTTGCGCTCACAGGTGAGCTGCACGCAGACACCCTCGGGGATCGGCACGAGCCTGGGCTTGAGCGACCGCGCGGGCGGGCACTTGGGGAGCACGCCGGGGAGCTCGCACACCGGCCCGAGCCCCAGCAGGCCGCCGAAGCCGGAGCCCGGGTCGAAGTCGTTCATGTGATGGGCCTCGAAGCGGTTGATCGCCAGCCGCGTCGGGTCCTCGCCGCCCCCGGCCAGTTGCGACGACAGCCCCTCGGGCACGGGGACATAGCGGAGGTAGGTGTCGCTGCCGGGGTCGCCGTCTATCCGGGCCTCGAGCCACGGATAGCGCCAGCGGTTGTTCTCGGTGGGGATGGGCTGCGCTGCCCCGAGGATCGCCGTGACGCGGCCGGGCGAGGGCTGGCCCATCTCGATGACCGCCCACTTCTCGCCGGTGCCCTCCTCCTTCCACAGGATCGGGATGCCGCCCATGGGCGTGCTGGCGAGCACGGTCTCGTCGGGAGCCAGCTCGCAGGTCGTGTCCGTCTCGTTCGTGATGAATACCCGCGCGGGCGTGACGCCCGTGAGCACGCAGCGCCCGAGGTCGCCGGGCTTGATCGGCTGGAGGGCCAGCACGAACGAGAGCGACGGCGACTCGTCGGTTGCGATCTCGCCTGTCAGCGGCGTGCGGCTGTGGAACGTCCGCTCTTGGTCCTCGTTGTCGGGCTGCACGAGCACGCCGGTGATGGACAGCGCGTGGTACGGATCGATGTCATCGTCGGAGTCGTTGCGGACCAGCACGATGCCGCGCTGCGCGGGTTCCAGCGCCGGCCCGGCGTTGGAGTTCCGCTCCCGCCGGCGCAGATCGACCGCGGCATCGACGAAGGCGTTGTACGCCGCCGCGGGGATGCGGAGCGGTTGGCCCGACCGGACTTTGCGGAAAACGTCGCCCATGTGTTAGATTCCCATTCCGGCGAAGTTGCCCTCGTCGTACACGCGCTCGACATACGCCGCGACCGGACGCTTCACGATCGCGTGCGAGCCCGTGTCCTCCTGGTCGGCGTACCGCACCCACAGGTACTCCCACCCCTTCTTGCTGATGCCGCCGATGTCGCCGACGGAGATACCGCTCGCGTTCGGGCTGGCCGCGAACCGGAAGGTGATCTCCCAGTCGTCGTCGGGGTCGGTACCGCGCCGCGCGCCCGATGCGCCCAGGAACAGGACCTCGCCCGGCTGGAACCCCTTGAAAGCCCCAGAGTTCACCTTGCCGGTGAGCGTGAAGAGCGTGCCCTTGTACGACGGCGTCACCTGGTCGTTGGTGAAGTAGTGCGTCTCGGAGAACTGGAAGACCGGGACGGTGATGTCCACACCCTCGACGCCGTCGGCGGTAACGCCGATCGCGCCGCCGAAGTCTGGGGCCGACGAGCCCGAGGGCGCGTGCGAGGAAACGGTGTCCTTGCTCTGGGTGATGTGCTGCGTGCCGCCACCGGTGTCGAAAGAGAAGATGCTCTCACCGGGCTCCGGGAGCGATCCGCCCTGGGCCTTCCCGTAGCGGACCACGGCCTCCCACAGCTCATCGCCGACGGGCTCGACGGAGGTGGATTGCCGGGGCTGGCCGTCATAGGTCGCGGGGCTTGTGGTCTCGGCGGCGTTGCGGGCCGCGAGGTCGTCGTTGGTCCCGCGCACGGTGTAGATCAGTTCCGCCGAAGGGTTGTCGCCCTTGGTGGACTTGCGGCTCTCGAACTTCTCCGTCACCGTGATCGCCACGAACGATTCTCCTTACGCGAACGTCAACCCGCCGCTCTGGGCGGCGTCGGCCAGACGCTTGGTGTGCTTGGCGGTCTGCTCGGTCGCGCGAGCGGTGCGCTCGGCGGCCCCGCCGTCGGACTCGAGTCCCTGCGCCGCGCGGGCGTTGAACGTGCCCCGCACGCTGATCCCATTGCCGATGACCTCGCCGAGCCCCGCGAGCCGGTCCTCGAACTCGGCCATCAGGTCGCGCGGCGTGCGACCGGGGCCGCGTTCGGCGTCCGCCGCCTCCCGCTTCTGGCGGGCCTGCTCGATGGCATCGGCGAGCTTCTGCTTCGCGGCATCCAGCGCCGCCTGCGACTCCGCGAGCCCCGCCTCCGTGTTCGCCTTGAACGCGGCCTGGGTCTCTTCAAAGTCACGACCGATCCCGGCAAGGGTTGCCTCGTGCAGGGCGGCGGCCTGTTCGCGCTCGGCGGCGCGCTGTCCCTCGCGCTGGGCCACCTGCCGCTGGGCCGCGCTTTCCAGTTCCGCCAGGCGAGATTCGAGTTGATCATCGACGGCCCTCTTCGCGGCGTCCACGTCGAGCCCGGAGTCGAACAGGCCCTGGATCTCCAGCATCCGCTTGGCGACCCATGACGTTGCCGACTCCCAGACCTGCTGGAAGCCGGTGGTGAAGTTGGTCCAGGTCTTGGACAGGAACGACGTGGTCTCGATCCACGCGACTTCAAGGGCGTGGAAGACGATCTCCGCGGCGGCTAGCGCCCCGTACCACATGCCGTAGGCGGTCGAGACGAAGAACTCCTTGGCCTCGAGCCAGACCTTGTTCAGCGCGGCGACGCCCTGCTGCCAGACCACCTTCAAGGAGAGCCACAGGATCTCGGCCGCTAGTGCGATGTCACCCGCCGCGAGGGCGTCGGAGATCCCGCCGACGACCTTGGCCACCCAGTCGCGCAGGCGCGTGAACTGCTCGCCGAGCCAGGCGAGGGCCTCCCCGCCGACGCCGGTGGTGACGATGAGCACGCCGCCGAGCGCCACGATCGCGGCGATCGCCAGCCCGACCGGCGACAGGATCGCAGTGATGGCCGCACCGATCATGCCGAAAGCGGCCCCGATGCCACCGATCACACCCGCGACGATGCCGAGGGCCGCGCCAATGCCCGAGACGATGTACCCCAGCGCGACGATAGCGATGCCCGCCACGGCGACGGCGGCGGCGATCTTGAGCGCCCACACGACCGTCTCCCGGTTCGCCTTGATCCAGGTCGTGACGCTCACGACGATGCGGGTGATCCGCTCCGCGAGGTCCTTGAGCGTGGGTGCGAGCGCCCCGCCGATGGTGAACACACCTTGCTTGAGCACCGTCCAGAGGGTCCCGAGCGCGTCGTTGAGGGCGGCGGCGTCGCGGGCCGTCTCGGTGCTAACCGTGAGGCCGAGGCGCCGAGCCTCTTCCTGCATCGCCTCGATGCCCGCCGCACCGTCCGCCATGAGCGGCAGCAGCTTGGTCCCGGCCTTGCCGAAGACCTCCATCGCCAGCGCAGCGCGGAGAGCGGGGTCGCGCACCTGCGAGATGCGCTCCGCGAGGACCTTGAACTGTTCGTCCGGAGAGAGGCTCGCCAGTTGGGCGGCACTGAGCCCGAGCCGGCCGAGCGCGTCGCCCGCGGATGCCGACCCCTGCGCTGCGCCCGCCAGCGTCCGCTGCATGTTGCGGATGCCGGATTCCAGCGTCTCCAGGTCCGTGCCGGAGAGGTCAGCCGCGAATCCCAACTCGGACAGGGCTTCGACACTCACGCCGGTCCGCTGGCTCATCTTGTCGAGCATGTCGCCCGTGTCAGAGAAGGCCTTCGCCGTGCCGAGCAGCGCCGCGACCGCGGTCGCGCCGATCCCGGCGAGCCGCGTGCCCACCGACCTGAGGCCAGCCCCGAAGGCTTCGAGCTGCTTCTGGGCGCGGCGAAGCCCGGCGGTGAGCTTGTCGCTCACGCCGAGTTCGACGAACGCCCGTCCAGCCCGGATGCCCCGCGTGTCGGCCACCGATCAGGCTCCCTTCCGAATGGAGTTCCGCCACAGCAGCGGCAACTTCGGCCGCTCCTGCTCCAGCGCCGGGGCCATGTATGGCCGCGCGGCGATCTTGACTCTCTGCGATGTGAGCTTCCCGCCTCTGCGACGCAGCACGACGGTGTCGCCGCCGTACTCCAGCACGTTCGGGGCGACGCTCTTCTTGAACCCCACGGGGCCGACGACTACGGAGTCGGCCGCCTTGTCGTACCCGAAGAGGATGAGCCGGCGCAGGCTCCCCTCGTGGGAGTGGGGAGGCTTGCCCGCGGGCGCGGAGCCCTTGCGCTTGCGGATGCTCGTGCGGGCCGCGGTGCGGATGAACGCGCCGGCCTTGCTGAGCACCTTCCGCTTGGCCCCATCGACCGCGCGGACCACCGCCGCGCGGTCGAAGAACATGTCCTTGATCCGCATGGTGATCACACGCCGCTCCCGCTCGCGGGCGTGCCTCCAGCGAGGCCGCTGCCCTTCTCGAGGCCCTTGTTGAACGACGCCTCCTTCTCCTTGCGGAGACGGCCCGAGCCGATGAACAGGCCGACGATCCCGGTGAGCGCGGGTAGCGCCGGGCCGAGTACCGGAAGGCCCGCCACTGTGGGCCCGACGGTGTCGAGGGCCGACAGCGTGAGCTGGCTGAACAGGCCGCGGAGTTCGCCGGCCTTCTCGATGTTGCCCTTCCACTGCGCGCCGGTCGTCTGCGTCTGGTTGAACCAGTTCTGGTACTCGACCTCGGCCTCGTTCAGGCTGAGCGTGGACGGCAGCCCCGTGGTCTGCTGAATGTTGTTCGGCGTCTTGACCTTCACGAGGTCGCCCAGGTCGAAGCCCGCGCACGACGCCAGCACAAGCGCCATGAGCATCAGGCCGACGATGTAGACGTAATGGCGGGTGGAAAGCGAGCTGAGGAACTTCATCCGTGAGCCTCCTGCGGCATGGGGGGGAACTTGCCGTCGATGAACACGTCCTTGAGGACCGACACGCCGACCTTGATGGGTCGCTGGCGCTTGGCGAAGGGGTCGAAGTCGCTGGGGTTGAGTCGGCGGGATCGCTTGGGGTCGCGGTGGATGTTGGCGATGAGCGCCATGACGGCGGAGGCGATCGACCAGTCGTGGCGCTGCCTGCCGTCGAGCATCGCCACGAGATCACGGAGTGTCAGGGGGCCGGGGTCGATGCCGAGGATTCCGGCGCACTGGTGGACGAGCTTCCAGCAGTCGGTTCCCCGGAGAGCAGGCGGTCCGCCAGCCGGTCCAGTTCCCCGCTGTCGAGCTTCTTCTCCACCAGGTCCCGAGCCCGGTCCATCACCTTCCGTGTGGCCTGGAGCACCCGCCCGAGGTTGGCCCGGTCCCTCGGGCTCGGGCAGAAACCCACGAGTTCCTCCAGCACCGCCGTCGTCGCGGCTTCGATGGCGTCGCCCGCCATCGCCTTGCCGAACTCCTCGTCGGAAACGCTGCGCGTGTCCGCTTCGGGTTTGCAGATGGCGTAGACCACGTCGCAGAGCAGGACGGGATCGCGGATGAGCTTCTCGATCAGCGTCCCCTCGATGACCTGCATGAGGTCCTCGCCGGTGAGGCCGCGCACGCGCTTGATGGCGGTGACGTTGATCTCGACCGACCACTGCCGCCCCTGGTTGTCCTTGAATGACCGCATCCGTGCCTCCGTGAATCAGGACCCGACAGGAATCCGACGCCATTCCGACAGCGATCCGACAGGCTCAGCCACCAATCCATGAAGGCGCCGTTGCCGAGTACGTCACCTTCGCCGTGACCGACACCGTGATCGCCTCCTCCAGCGCCTCGTTCCGCGAGAAGTTGGTGATGGAGAAGTCCGCCTGGAGGCCCTGCCCGCTGGTCTCGTCGAGGATCTGGAAGCCGATCGGGTCGTTGCCGAAGAAGGCGTTCTTGATGGCGGTGAACCCGGCATCTGCGGTATCCCACACCATCTCGAACTCGACGCTGGCCTCCTTGAGCGTGGCGACGGTGGCACGCCACCCGCTGTTGGCGCGGGTCGTCACGTCCGCCTCGCCCGCCTCCAGGTTGAGCGTCACGTCGCGGGTGTTGCCCAAGACCACCCATGCTCCGCCGCCAGCCTGACCGCCGACCTTGTAGAGCAGCTTCGCTTCCATGCCGAGTTTGATGGCCATCGTCGTACTCCTTCGCTCTACCCGGCCGTGTGGCCGACAACGTACATGGTCTCGCCCGCCTTGCTCCGAACCTGAAGGTCCACCAAGTTGACCCGCTCAAACATGTACTGGACGCCGGGGGCCATCAGCACTTCGCCACCCTTGCCGTCCGACAGGGTCGCGTCCTGGGTGTTCTTGTGCGACGCCGTGAGCGTGAACGTCGCCACGAGCTTCGTCGTTGACAGCGGCTTTTCCTCGCTGTCCAGATCAACCGTGATGACGATGACATTCCGCACGGCTATCTCCGGACCCTGTAGGTGGCGCTGAGGACGCTGGTGAACACGCGGTGCTGCTCGAGCGACTCGCTCGACACCACGGGCTCGTGTGCGATGCCCGCCCATGCCGCATCCGGGGCGTCGGGCAGGCGTTTCAGTCGCAGGTGGTCGGCGATCTCCTCGACGAGGTCGAGCAGCGCATCGATCTCAGCCTGATCGCCCTCTGCGGGCAACTTCCTCTGCACGCCGACATCCACGACACATTCGAACGTGCTGCTGTCGCGGCTGGCGGCCGCGATTCCGACCGTGCGGGGCACGACCGACACCCGCAGTTCCGCAAGGTCCTCCAGCGTGAACGCGGGCTGGTACATCCGCACGGCGTTCACAGGCTGAGAGAACGTGCCCGCGTTGATGTGCGAGGCGACGGCGTCGGCGATGGTGGCGATGGCGCTCATGGGCGTCCCTCCGCTGCGGCGCTCAGACCTGCCACCTTGCCCTCGAGGTAAGAGACGCGGCGCTCCATCGCCTGGTAGTCCGCGCGGATGGAGCGAGCCTCCCCGATGAACTCGTCAAGCCGCTTCTCGACCTGCTGGAGCTTGGTAGTGACCACGCCCCACTGGATCGTCATCGCCCCAGCGGCGAGGATGATGGTGACGAGCACACCCGCCCACCGCGCCTTGGTCCCGTTTTGTCCGTTGCCATCCGCCATTACGACTCCGTGCCGATGTGCTTGGTGTGAATCCGAAGAACCCTGCGGTATGGGTCGCTGTACCGGAACGGCGGTTGCCCGCCCGGCGCGTTGACCTCGTACACGAACACCTGCGTCCCGACCGTCTCGCGCACCTGATCACCGGCCCGCGGAAGCGTCGGGCCAGCGCCGAGGTCGAGGTCCGCCGTCCGGATCAGAAAGTCGCGCGACTCCGTGCGATGGATCAGCCCGGCGTCATCTGCCTGCTCGAACTCAGTCCGGCCGATCGTGGCCTGCACTTCCTTCTCCTCCACGCCCCGCCGGTAGACCACGGCCCGGCTCATGTGCCGATGCCTCTGGTCATCCAGAAACGCGGAACCTTGATCGAGCAGGTCGCCCACCGGAGTCTCCGATCACTGCGACATCCGCACGCGGACGACCGTGTCCGCGTCCACGGTGGTCTTGATGCACTTGCCGATGAGCTTGTTGGCTCCGGCCGCCGCGTTCTTGGTGGCGACCTGACCGCCGGCATCCCAGTACGTCAGCGTCCCGATCGGGATGGAGCTGCCGACGCCGAGGGCCTTGGGGAACTCGAAGACGCCGGTGACCGCGAGCGAGCCGAGTTGGCCCGCCTTGAGGTCCACGCGGGTGACTCCGACCATCTCGCTCTGGACGACGATTGTGCCCGCGGGCGTATCCGCGACCGGGGTGTAATCGAGCGCTGCGCCTTCATGAATGAACTTCGCTGGCATGAATGAACCTCCTGCGGGACCACCGGGTTCGACCTCGCCGCCGGTCCCGCCGCCGATCGGCACTTCGTCAGCCATCAGACCTCGCCCTTGCTCTTGACCGCCGCACGGGAATCCTGCATGGCGACCCCGAAGTCGAAGTAGCCGCGCCACTGCATCCCGAGTTGGTTGAAGTCGGTGTCGCCGCTCTCGATCGTCGGAGTGCGCTTGCCGCGCAAGTACGCGATCTCGATCGCGGCCACGTCCGCCGGATTGGCGAACAGATACCACGCCTTCGCGCTCCCGCCCGCGAGCCCCTGGGCGTTCAGGTAGGGACTCGCCACCGGCTTCCACTTGCCCGCGTGCGGGTTGACGGCGGGCTTGCCCTTGTCAGTCGTGGTCGTCTCGTTGATCCGCGTCTCGGTCATGAGCACCTGGGCCGTGACCTTCAGAGCCGACGGCACGAGGAGCACCGAAGGGGTCAGCAGGATGGGCTTGCCGTCGGTGTCCGTCTGGTCGAGGAACGCCTGCTCGGCCTGCGTGAGCGAGTCAATGCTGAGGTTGGTCGCCGCGCCGGAGATGAAGTTCTTATTGCCGACACTGAAGAACGTGGCCGGGTTCGCCAAGAGCAGTTCGAACACCGCCTCCTCGCGCTTGAGGGCGGACATGCGGCCGATGATGCGCGGGATCTGGAGGAACGCACCCAGGTCGTCGTTGATCATCATCTGCCGATTCAGCGCGAACATCTTGCCGAACGTCTCGACCTTGTTCGTGTACGCCTGCTCGGACAGCCCGGCGTGCTTGAGCTCGCCGTCGGGGCCGACCTTTTCGAAGACGCCGGTGCCGGTGAGCCGGTAGCGGGTGACCTCCTTGAAGTCGCTCACGTCCGCCTCGGCGCAGAACATCGCCACCACGCTCTCGACAGCGGTGTAGGCTGCGAGCATGGTCTTGTTGGCGACGTTCGAGAGGATGCCCGACAGCGAGATGGTCGTGAACCCGCTCGACGCGCGGATCTCTCGCTCCTGCTGGCGTAGCACCTTGTTCGCCTCGAACGCGGTCTGGATGAACTCGTTGTCCACGCGGTGCATGCGAGCCGAACCGCCCGCCGCCTCGATCGCGTAGGCCAGAACGCTGTGGATGCCCGCACCGCTGAGGTTGCCCGACACCGCGGCGTTCATCGTGCGCTGGTCGTACCACTTGGCGACGGCAGCCTCGGGGATTCCCGCCGACAGGCACAGCGCCGCTTCGATGGTGCGCCCCGCCTGGGCCGGGTCCGCGTCACGGCGAACCCCGCCCGAGGCCAGGGCCGGGCGCTCGGCGCGGAGCACCGCGAGCTCGGTCTTGGTCACGTCCCACCCCTCGGCGATGGCCTTCGCCTCGATCTCCGCGTGCTTGCCGCCCCCGACGGCGCAGACGCGGCGCACGTCGGCAATGCGCTTGGTCTCCGTGGCGGTCGCCGCGCGGATTTGCGCGATCACGTCGTCGGCACCGGGTTCCGCATCCACGGCGGTTGCAGTGACAGCGGCGGCCTTCTGCTCCGCATCGAACATCGCCTGAAGGCTGGTCTTCTGGCTATCGCTGAGCGTGGCGGCATCGAAGCCCTTGGCGGTGAGCCACTGATCGAACGTCATGTCGTCCTCCTTGATCGCTGCCGCCGCGACGCTCGCGGTCGTGTTGTCGTCTGCACCGAGGGCCACGAAGCTCACCTCGCCCAGCACGCTGCGGCGGGCGATGTGGACCGGCCCCTCGAACTCGCGGCCGTTGGCGACCGCCTTCTTGCCCTTGGGAATGAACTCCATCCCGCCCGGCTGCGCCATCGCGCCGAGCGACGCCTGCCACGGGAATCCGTTGCGGCTGCTCTCGACGATCTCGCGCGCCACCGGCCCCGCGCCGGAGATGACGCCGGACACGAGCAGTTGCGAAGCCTCGATGCGTACCGCGTCGGTGTGCCCCACAATCAGGGAGCGGTTGTGGTCCTTGAGGATGGGCCGGCTCTTCGTCCCGCCCGCGACCTGAAGGCCCGCCAGATCAACCACCACCGGGTGCGGCCATCCCGCGAGCATCATCGCCCCGCCCGTGTAAGCCGTCATCGAGAAGCGCCGCAGCGCGGGGGCACTAGCATCGCCGCTGGCGGTGGCTTCGATCCAACCCTCGACGGGCGCGCAGAGGTTGAGCAGTCGCTCATTCGGCATCGTCGCCCTCCTTGCCCGCGGGCTGAAGCGACTGCGTCGGCTCCAGGGCGAGCCCAAGCTCCTTCATCAGCGTGACCTCCTTGGCCCGCTGACGAAGCTCGCTCTCCCAATCGCGTCCCTGCTTGGCGTACTCGCTGGCCAGCGTGGTGGTGTGCGACGACAGCCGCGTCTGCTGCGCCGTCGCCTCCTTGGCGGGATCGACGTGCTCGTTCCCATCCCAGAACCACTGGTGCGATAGCCCCTCGCCGGTGGCGACGAGCGTTCGGATGCGGAGGGGCAGCAGGCCGGAGACGATCACCGCCTCACGGAGCCAGGCCGCGAGCACGCGATCGAGCACGACGCAGGCCATGTGGTCCTGCTCGACGCGGATGCTCTTGAAGTACGTCTGGTGGTCTAGGCGGCCCGAGGCGTAGTTGTACCCCGAGGAGTTGCACGCCGCGACGTTGAACGGCATGTTCAGGCAGCGGGCGATCTCGTTGAGGATCTCGCGCTTGAACTCGGCGTAGGTGGTCGAGGGCTGCTCGGCCTGGACCTGGGCCATCTTCCAGCCGCCCGGCATGGTCAGTAGCGACCGCGCCTCGAGCTCGATGGTGTCCAGCGGCTCGACGCTCTCTGCCTCGCCGTTGGCGGGCGCATCGGTGTAAAGGATGCCCGCGAAGTCCGCGGCTGTTTCGGCCGCACCGAGCACCGCGAGGGTGAACCGGCGCAGTTGCGCAAACAGCGGGAGCGCCGGCGTGATGTCGGGTACGCCACGGCTCTGGCCAGGGCGATCGGACCGGAAGTAGTGAATGACCGCTTCGGCGGGAACGCGGTCGTACTCCAACCCGAGGAAACCGGTGCGTGCGTCGCCCGGATGCTCCTTCAGGATGTGGTACTCCGACGGGTTACCCGCGTCGTCGAACACAATGCCGTCCACGGCGTCGTCGTTGAGGAATGACAGGTCCGGCGTCGCGACCTGATCCGCTTCGATGAGACGGATGTCCAGCTTGACAGGTGTCGGCAGGCCCGGGTTACTCACGAGCACCGCAAAGACCTCGCCGTCGGTCGCGCGGGACGCCCGCATGGTGCGGAGCTTATCCGGCAGGCCGATGGCCCTTGCCCAGGCCATAAACGCCTGCTCGATGCGCTCGTTCCCGCCGTCATCCTCGGTAAGCAGTTGCAGACGCGGGCCGGTGCCGACCACGTCGTTGGCGAGCGTGAGGACAATGCCCTTGGCGTAGGAGTTGTTTGCCGCCTCGTATCGTGCGCGGTTGCGGAGTGTGCGGCGCACATCGGGGGACGCCGCAGCGTCCGCGCTCAGGCCGTCGGCGTTGATCCAGTGCTTGCGGTTGGCGTCATTGGTGACGGCGGAATCGAACCCCGCTCGGATGATCCGGCGGATGAAGCCGCCCTTCACAGGCGTGTTGGGCTTCGGTGGCGTCGGCTTGGATCGGAACAGTCCGAGCATCATCCGCCCTCCGCGCCGGGTGGAATCAGCCGCGTCAAGCGCAGCGCCTTGGCCGGCGACTTTGCCGCCTCCTTGGAGGCCAGGTACCGATCCGCCTCGATCTGGTGCGGGATCGGATGCTGCTCCACGCTGCCGGAGTCGCCCGCCGCCTTGGCAGGACCGGCCGCGTTATCGCGGATCGCCTGCTCAAGATCGGGGGTGGGGTCCGGCATCGACTTCTCCAGCGCGAGTTAGGCAGAGATCGCCCGACCCGCTCGGCTACTGGATACCTACGCCATCGCTCGCACAACTTGCGCGCTCGCTGGGCCGTGCGCGCGAGTTGGTTCCACCGGTAGACATTGCTTCAGATCGGGCGCTCATTTGTGGTAAGCCGACGACCGCAATGGCGGCACTCTCGGCGACGAACCAGTCGTTCACCGCTGGCACGGCGGGTATACACCACGCGGAAGTGCTGGCACCCGCAGCCCCGGCAGACGAGGCCGACCTTCTCTCCGCCCGGAGACGGCGAATCTTGTTTCACACGCGGCATCAGCGTCGCCCTCCCTGAATCGCTGAGAGCTTCAGCCGCGGCCGCGCCGCGGCGCGATTGTCCGTTCCGAACAGCACCGCCCCCTCCATCGACGCGGCCACCGACGCGCCGACGACACAGTCCAGCCAGTGGTTGTCCAGCCCCTCGACGCGCAGCTTCCACTCGTCCACGGTGCGACCGCGACCCTCGGTCTTGACGCGATATTCACTGGTCAGGTGCTCGGCCAGGAGCCGGTGCTGCTCGGCTTTCTGCCCGAAGAGCGAGAGACACCCGGGATCACCCATCGGCACCGCGAGCCGGGCGTGCGTGAACGACTTCCAGTAGTTCGTGTCGAAGACGACGTGCCGGACGGCGCGCTTGCCGGTCACCACCGGGATGCGCCAGTTCAGCCCAACACGGTCGCCGCGCTTGCGCTTGTAGTCGCTGAACGGGATGCTCGACGCACCGACGTACCGACCGTGGCTCGGCATGAGCACGCCCGCGTGCGGGCTCTGGCGGCAGAACTGATACACGACATCTGTGGACGATCCCCAGTTCGCATCGATCAGGCAACGGTCGATGCGGACCATCGCACCGTCATCACGCCGCCACTCGCGGACCAGATGCGACGCCATGAGCCGCTCCAGCCCCGCGTAGATCGCGCCCTCCACGCCAGCACGGGGAGCGGCGATGCCGAGCGTGCGGCGCACTTCTCGCAGCGTGAAGTACCCCGCCTTCTGGTCCGGTTCAGTGCCGTAGTCGATGATGTACCCGGTGAAATCGTCCTCCCACGCCGCAACGATGTAAAACAGGGCCTTTCCCTGCACGTCCACGAACATCGTCAGCCGCGTGCAGCCGATCGGTACCTCGGCTCGGGCCTGCCCGTTCACCTTTGCCGCGATCTGGTCGGCGGTGAGCAGGTCGTCTGCTGCCTGCACCTCAGGCAACGGCTCGTTCTGGTACTCCGCGAAGAAGGCCGCCTCGTCCTGGAGCTTGAGGTTCATCGCGTGCTGCACGGCCGACAACTCGTCGTGGTTGAACCGCTCGGGCCAGGCAATCCGCGACCCTTCATCCATCGCGGTTCGGTGCTGGGCGTAGAACGCGGTAGCGTCAGCCAGGCCGCGCTCCTGGCGCAGCCCCTCGGCACGCAGCTCCGCGTACCGCTGCCAGAGTGCCTCCCGCACGGGGAAGGCGTACATCATCTTCGTCCGCTCGCCCTGCCACTGCGGGTGCTTGTCCCGGTCCAGTATGCGATCGGCAAGATCGTCGGGGCGGACCACCGTGAGCGTCATCAGCCCGGCGATCTTCCTCCCCGGCCCGGCCAGCCCCAGGATCGCTCCGGCCAGGATGCGCTCACGGTTCGCACACTGCGACGGCGACCGGGCGCTCTCATCCGTTTGCGGATCGTCGATCAGCACGAGCGAAGGCCGCGCCGATGTGCCGTCCGCCCGCTTGTGCTTCATTCCCCGGATACGACCCGTGATGCCCGCCACACGGATGATGGCGCCCGCCGCCGGCGAGCCCGGGATCGTCGGCAGCACGATCTCGCGGGCTGTCCAGCCGATGTGCGTCTGCTTCCCCTGGTAGAGCTGCCCCGATGCCCGCTGGTGGATGCCCTCCAGCGAGCGGATCGGGTGGCAAACCTCCGGGAAGTCGCCAGCGAGCAGCTCGCTGTTCTCCAGCTCCGCCTTGATCGACTCCAGCATCCCGGCCGCGTGCTCCTCATCGGAGCCGATGAGCGCCACAAAGTCCCGATGGCCGTAAAGCATGGCCCAGAGGCACGCGACCTCGCACAGGCTGGTCTTGCCGCTGCCGCGCGGCATGGCCATCGCAAACAGCCCTCCCTCCAGCACCGCCTGCTCGATCTTGGCGACCACGCGCAGGTGATCCGGTGACCACGGCAGGTGGAACGTCTGCGCGAAGTAGGTGTCACAGAAGTAACGGAAGTCCCGCGCCGCCCTCTCCTTTCTCGTCGCATCAGCGACCGGCGGAAGGTCGCCGATGTCGCGCCCAGAGAGCGAGAGCATGGCGTTGCGCTGCCGCGCCCGCTCCTTCATCGCCTCGTACCCGGTCAGACCCTCCGGCTGTCGCGCCGCCTCCGAGAGCGCCTCGTGCCTCGTGGTCACCAGCCAGGCGACGTACCGGAACAGATCGATCTTGCCCGCATCGCCATCGGCCGCGACGCGGAACCCGGCGCGCGTGCGATGGCGGTGGAGCTGCCGCTCGCTGACCACTTCGCCCATCGGCGTGCTGTTGAGCAGCCGCGCGAGTTCGCCGGGTTTGAGTTTGCGCGGATCAATCGCCACCGGCGCTCATCTCCTTCACCAGCCATGCGGCGTAATGGACGAGGTTGAGCGTGCCGTCAGCGTTCGCCGGTGCGCCGGCGTCCATGTCGGCGTGAAGCATCGCTTCGGAGACTGGCTTGCCGCCGAGCCGCGTCAACACGCGGGCGGCGTCCGCCACAGGGAGTGCGGCTGGGTTCAGCCGCGCCATCCCCGCCGCCGTCCCGCCCGGCCCGGAACTAGGCGCGTGTTCGGGAGTCATCGCGGACCTCCATTCCCCGGTCTTTTCGCCACTTGCCCACATGTTCCGCGTAGTTGCCCACAAGGGCGAGATTGACGGCGATTCCTCGCGCATTCGCCTTGCCGGTGCGCGGATGTCATGGCTTCATGTGTCACAACGCGGGGCGGAACCCCGCGACGGAGAACCACGCGATGAAGACCAGCACGAAGAACGCCATCGGGATCGCCAACGCCCTGGGCCGCCGGGGTTTCACGGTTGCGAGCGTCGAGGTCCACACGCCCGACGGCCGGACATGGGCGATCGATACCACGAACACGGGCGGCTTCCGCCTCTTCGAGATCGACCGAGATGGACGCGACGGGCCGAACGAGCACGACGCGGTCGAGGGCGATACCTGGGCCGCCGGGGACCTGATCGACTACCTCGCAGCGGTCGGCGAGCCAAAGGACACGACTAGTTGGGACCGCAAGAACGAGAACCGCCCCACGACCTGAAGCCCGCGAATCGCGGGCTTCGCTGTTTACCAGAGCACCACGCACAGGAGCACGACCATGACGAAGCGCAAGACCACGAAGCCAGAACCCACCGCCGCCGAGATGTACGCCGCGCGGCGGAACGACATTGCCCGCCTGCTCGACGTGCTGCAGATGCACCTCGACATCAACGACAAAGAGCACGCGGCCGCCCCGGCCAACTGGGGTCTGGTCGGCAACCTCGGCAAGGTCCGCGAGGACCTCGTCAACCTCGTCGGGTTCATGGCGAACATGGACCCCGAGCACGTCGAGGAGTTCCTGAAGGGCGAATGAACCCCACGCGATGGCGCGGGGAACCGCGCCGGACGCGCTTTGCCGCCGCGACGTGCGACGGCGTTTCGCAACCGCAGTTTGGAGACCACCATGAGCACGAAGACCAAGAAGCCCCGCACCCCCAAGATGTCCAAGAGCGCTGCCCGCGCCGAGGGAGCCGCCAAGACGGATCGCCTTCGCAAGGCCGCGATCGCCGAGATCAAGGACCGCTTGGACGGGAAGCCCGCCACCCCGGTGAAGGGCAAGGGCGAGAAGACCGCGAAGCAGGCCAAGCCCCCGAAGCCCGCGAAGGCAGCCAAGCCCAAGCGCGTCAGCGCCCTCGATGCCGCCGCGCAGGTGCTCGCCGCGTCCGAGGTGCCCATGCGGGCCAAGGAGATGATCGCCCAGATGGAGGCGAAGGGCCTCTGGAAGAGCCCCGGCGGCAAGACGCCCGAGGCCACGCTCTACGCCGCCATCATCCGAGAGATCGCCGCCAAAGGGACTGCCGCCCGATTCAAGAAGCACGAGCGCGGCGTGTTCGTGGCCGGGAAGGGGGCCTGACCCATGGCCGCCACCCGCGAAGCGCAACTCGAGGCCGTCCTTCAAGCCGCTCTCTATCTCCTTGTCGCACGCCAAGACCAGATGCTCACCATCGAAGAGTGGACGGACCTCGCGCGGGCCGTCGCAGCATGCCAAGAGCGCAAGACGGCCGACTACCTCACCGAGCACGACCTCGAGGACATCGCCGAGCGCTACGCCCTCGAATGGGACGCGGCGACCGATGGATCGCTCCCCACGTTCGAAGGCGACTGAAGCGGCCATCACGCGCCGCTCCCCGCCGCGACCTTCTTCCGGGTCGCGGCTTTCTCTTCGGCCACACCCTTGGCAGGAAGGCGCTCCGCCTTGCGGCCCGTGAACTTCTCCCAGCGCTGCACGATCACATCGCAGTAGAGCGCGTCGAGCTCCATGAGGAACGCCCGCCGCCCGGTCATCTCCGCGCCGATAAGCGTGGAGCCGCTGCCGCCGAAGAGATCGAGTACGTTCTCCCCGGGCCGCGACGAGAACTCGATCGCACGCCGTGCCAGTTCGACGGGCTTCTCCGTGAGGTGGACCATGCTCTGCGGATTCACCTTCTTGATCGACCATGTGTCCGGCACATTGGCGGGACCGAAGAAGCGATGCGCAGCTCCTTCCTTCCAGCCGTAGAAGCACCACTCGTGGTTGCCCATGAAGTCCTTCCGCGTGAGGACGGGGTGCTCCTTGATCCAGATGATCGCCTGCGCGAAGTAGAGCTCGCAGCGCTTCAGCACCGGCGGGTAGTTGCCGCAGTTGGCGTAGCCGCCCCAGATGTAGAACGTGCCGCCGGGGATCAGCACGCGGGTGATGTTCCCGAACCAAGCCGCGAGCAGCCGGTCGAACTCGTCGTCGGACACGAAGTCGTTGGCGAGCGGCCGATCCTTGGCCCGGAGCTTCTTGTGGGTCGCGCGGCTCTTCTCCGGGTAGCGGTTGAGGTCGGCGCTCTGCTGGTCGTGCTGGTCTGCTTTGCCGGGCAGTGCGAACGAACTCAGGCCGGCGACGATCGCGTTGTTCGAGCGGGGCTCGACCTTCACGTTGTACGGCGGGTCCGTGTTCACCAGATGGATCGGCTGGCCATCGAGCAGTCGGTCCAGGTCCGCGGGCTTGCTGCTGTCACCGCACATGAGCCGGTGGTTGCCGAGCACCCAGATGTCGCCCGGCACCGTCGTCGCGGCGTCCGGAGGCGCCGGCACATCGTCGGGGTCGGTGAGGCCCTCATTCCCCGCGGGGGACATGATCGCCGCGAGGTCCTCCGCGCTGAACCCGAGCACGGCCAGGTCGAAGTCCACGCCCTTGAGGTCGGCGAGCTCGATGGGCAGGAGTTCCATGTCCCACGCCGTGAGCGACGCGACCTTGTTGTCGGCGATGCGGAGCGCCTTGACCTGGTCGGGCGTCAAGTCCGTCGCGCGGATGACCGGCACTTCCTTGAGGCCGAGCTTCCGCGCGGCGCGGAGCCGGGTGTGACCGGCGATGATGACGCCGTCACCGTCGATGAGGATCGGGATCTTGAAGCCGAAGGTCTCGATCGACTTGGCAACCGCCTCGACCGCGGCGTCGTTGATGGTGCGGGGATTGCGGTCGTACTCCTTGACCGCGTCGATAGGAAGCATCTCGATGTTCACAGCGATCTCCGTCGTGCGCGCCGGCGCGGCGCGTGGGGCGTCGTGGTGGCCCACCGCGGCGCGGTAGGTCCGGGGATCGCTGGCTCGTTGGATCGCTCGGGCTGACGGGCCCGTCCGGGGGCGGCGAAGCGCCCCGATTCCCGCCCCGTTACCTGGCGCGCCCGTTGGCCACGGGTTCGCCCACGTTGGCCCACGTCGCGTACCTGGCGGAGAGGCGGGCTACCCCCGCCACCCAACCGCCCCGCGCCCGGACGCGCGAAATGGCTATACCTTCCGGCTTGTTGGCGTGCGCAAGGAAAACGGGATGCCTCGGAAAAGTGGGGTGAGGCAGCCATAAAGCGCCGCCGCCCACATGCAGGAGGTCATCCCGATGGCGCAA